TGGAATAATTACCATAACAAATGGTGGCGGTGGATATGTTGACATTCCTACAATTACATTTACTGGTATTTCAACAGTTTCTGCTGCTGCAACTGCTATAGTAAGCGCAGCAGGAACAATTACTCAAATTAGAATTACAAATGCTGGATTAGGATATACTACATCACCAATTATTACTATTGCGAATCCACCACAAATTGTTGGTGTTGGAACTTTTGTCTTTAACGAAATTGTGACAGGTTCTACAAGTGGAACAACTGCAAGAGTTAGATCTTGGAATGTTATAACTAATGTATTAGAAGTTGCAACAGTTTCTGGATCATTTACACCAGGAGAATCTATTGTTGGAACTGCATCAAGTGCTTCAAGAAAACTTAGGTCTATTGATACTTTTGCAGATGAAGATGGATATTCTGATAATAATGATATAGAAACTGAAGCAGAAGATATTATTGATTTTAGTAGCACTAATCCATTCGGAATGCCATAGTATAAATATTAGTTATTACTTGGTTAACCGATAATATCGGAACTTAAAAAAATGTTTGAATATTTCTATCACGAAATCTTAAGAAGAACTGTAGTTTCTTTTGGTTCTTTATTTAACGAAATTAATATTAAACACACAGATAATTCTGGTGTAGTAAAAAGTGTGATTAAAGTTCCACTTGCATATGGTCCTACACAAAAATTCCTTGCAAGGTTGGAGCAATCTCCAGATTTAAGCAAATCGGTTCAAATTACATTACCAAGAATGTCATTTGAATTTACTGGATTAACTTACGATCCAACTCGCAAATCTACAACAACACAGACTTTTCTTGTAAAATCTCCAACTGACGGAACTGAAACTAAAAAAGCATATCTTCCAGTTCCATACAATATGCAATTTGAATTGAGCATCATGTCCAAATTGAATGATGATGCACTTCAAATTATTGAACAAATTTTGCCATATTTTCAACCATCATATTCAATGGCACTTGAATTAGTAGATATTATTAATGAAAAAAGAGACATTCCTGTGGTTCTTGAAAATATTACAATGCAAGATGATTATGAAGGTAATTTTACTACAAGAAGAGTTCTTATTTACACATTAAGATTTACTGCTAAAACTTATCTCTTTGGTCCTGTTTCTTCTGCAACAAGAGATATTATCAAACGCACTTCTCTCGGATTTGTTTCTGGAGACAGTAAGAGTACAACAAGAGATGTTGTTTATACATCAACACCAAGAGCTACTAAAAATTACACCGGTACAGTACTAACTACTTTGTCAAAAGATATTACCACAGAAGATATTTTAATTACAGTTAATAGTTCAGCATCTATTGCTAAGAACACATATTTGGAAATTGAGGGAGAAGAAGTATATGTAACACTCGTAACTGGAAACGTTCTTACAGTTGAAAGAGGTAAAGATGGGACACCAATTACATCACATCTTTCTGGAGCACAAGCTAAATCAATTACTACAGCAGATGACTTGTTAATTGAAGAAGGTGATGATTTTGGATTTAGTGGATCTATAGCATGAAGATGACAAAAAAATTCGATAAACTCAATGAAACTTTTAATGTAGATAGTGATATAGTTTCTATAGATGTAGAATCTGAAACCGTAACCGAAAAAATAGAGAAAGTTGCATTAGTAGTAGATGATGTTAAAAAAGATTATGATTATACTAGAGGAAATTTATATTCTCTAATAGAAAAAGGTCAAGAAGCAATTAATGGAATTCTTGAATTAGCACAAGAGTCTGAGATGCCTCGTGCATATGAGGTTGCTGGACAACTTATTAAGAGTGTAGGTGATATTACAGATAAACTATTAGATCTTCAAAAGAAAGTAAAGGATATTGACGATGACAAACCAAAAGGTCCAACCACAGTTAATAATGCACTTTTTGTTGGATCTACTGCAGAACTCGCAAAACTTTTAAAACAACAATCCCAAGAAGCAAAAGAGTAATAAATATAAAAGGATATAGTTAAAAACCTAAACCTAAACCTTAAAAGTTGTGAAAAAAATTACAGAAACTTCTAAATTAAACATTTCTTTAGTAGAAATAATTTTAAGTGAAGAAAAGTGTGGTGAGGGGATGTACTGGTGCAACACAAATAAAGAATGTAAACCTCTTCCAAGTGGATTTAACACTCCAGGACAAAAAATAAAACCAACCGAAGTTGGTATTGGTGTGCCGGTGGAAGGGTCTTGCAACCATACAAAAAAAGGAAAAACTTGTCCGATACATGGAAAATCTGATTGTACGGTAGATGACCCTGTTGATGAAGCATGTTGGGTTGGTTATAAGCAAGTTGGAATGAAAAAGAAAGGAAAGAAAATTGTTCCAAACTGCGTTAAAGAAGAAGGTCTTCGTAAATGGTTTAAAGGTTCCAGTTCTAAAGATGGTAAAGGTGGTTGGGTAAACGTTGTAACTGGTGGAACCTGTGCGAGTGATGAACCAGGAGAAGGAGTTCCTAAATGTGTTTCTTCTTCTAAAAGAGCAAGTATGACACCAGCAGAGAGACGTTCAGCAGCAGCAAGAAAAAAAAGACAAGATCCAGGACAGCAATCAAAATCAGGTGCTTCAAAGCCAACTTATGTATCCACAGATTCCCCCACAAAAAAAATGAATGAAAATCACAACGCAATTGCTAGTGGAAAAGAAAAAGATGAGGAAGGATATATGGCAAGCACAGAGA